TGACGGTAGGTTTGGTGAGTTTATAGCTAACACAGGTGGAGCTATATTCAGAGAGACACAATTAACATTAGAACTTAAAGAACAAGAAGCTGCATTAAAATTAGCTAAGAAAAGATCAGAAGAAAATATTTTCTTTGCACAAAGACTTTTATCTAAATCTGTTGCAATGGCAAATACACCAGAAGCAGTTAGTGAAATTTTTAATATGGCTGATGCTCTTTCTACAGCTATTGAAGAAGACTTTGCTCTTCGTGGAGACAAAATAGAATTTGTTAAAAACCAAGATA